ACATCTGTTCAACCAGCGATGTAGTAGGAACAAGAATTAATTGTCTTCTCCCTCTTAATTCGTGCCAACGAATCAAACAGTATATAATATAGGATTTGCCTGAACCAGTAGGAGACAACAATAAACGCCTGCCATCATTTATAGCTTTATGTATTGCTTCAATTTGATACTCTCTTATGTCAAGAGGTTGCCCTTTGGATGCAATATTTAAACTTTTAACAAATTCTTTTACTTCATCTATAGTGCAAGCATCTGCAGTTTTTTCATACTGAGAATCATCAAAAACATAATTACGTTCTTGTGCAAAATGTTCTAAGTAATCTTTTAGACCAATATAAAGCTCTTTTGTAAACATAGAAAAAAGACGAACGCGACCATCCCACATACGAGATTTATATAATGGATGAAACTTTGCTCCAGGAACTTCAAATGAAAAATGGTCATTTAGTTCTTGAGCAATTGAAGGTTCAGTATCAACTTGTAGGTATACTTCGTTCTTTTTTCTTACGCTTATTTTATCGGACATTACATCATACCGTTTGTGAACTTAGACCACTCAATACTATTTTTAATGTCCCATGTTCTACTGTTTAAAGATCTTATAATTTGTTCTAATTGATACATAACAGTTTTAAAGTATTCTACTTTGTCCTGTAGTAAAATTAAATCAGCATCTACCTGCAAAAATTCGTCCATCTCATTTTTCAATGGTTTGTTGCCTTGCCATTGAGTCCAACCCTCATCAGATAATTCAAGCTGGGACATTTCTCCCCTGTAATACTTGTATTTCTTTCTGCGAAGATTTAGATATTCAGACTCTGCTTTGCGTAGGTTAAGCCGAGTAGATGATAAAAAATTCAAATACTTAGAATGTAATAAAGGTGTGCGAGCAGATTCATGTCCGAGATTAGTTTCATTAATCTTACAATCATCTGCCCACATTTCCTGCAGGTCAGATAACTTCATTACTGAGGACTAATCTGAATAATTTGAGCAGGGTTGCCCTGGAAATTAAATGAACCATAGTGATTCAATGAGATTGTTGGATCAAGCCAAATGTCTCCACCGATATCTTGCCAACGTCTGCTGAATGTATAATCTTCAGACAAATAACGTCTGTCTTTAGGATCAATCATAGTGTCGAAGAATGCATAGAAAAAGTCTTGCAAATCTGGAGGAGTATTTAAATCATTGTTGTACTTCAACTCAGGATATGCTGCAATCATTTTATCAATTGCTTCACGCTTAATCATCATAAAGCCTGTAGCTCCATCGTGTAATTTAATTACGCCATTTTCAATAGCAATTTGCTTTGAATCGCGATTGATAAACTTAAAGTTAATCGCATAGTCTGAACCAGCAGCTGCAATATCTCTATCAGAAATATCCTGGCCTGGTCTAGAGACGATGCTTTCTTTAATACGTTGCCAGTTCACACCCTTTTTAGGATATGCGCCAACACAAACTTCTTTGTTGTGAGCAATCAATTTCAGAACGTCTTCAACCTGAAACTCAATGTCAGCATCAATAAAGAGCAAACGAGTGTAATTGCTTTGAAGGAAATATGCAACCAACACATTGCGAGCACGAGTAACTAAAGACTCATTTGCAATAGTACCAAACGCCAATGGGATTTGATGTTGATTGAAGAATGTCAATGTACGAACCATTGAACGGAAATATGCCTCTGTAAGCATGCCACCATAACAAGGTGTGGCTACAAAGATTCTTTCTTTGCGCAAATCGTCAATATTGATCTGCAATTGCCCAGGTTGAGCTGCAGGAGGTGCCGCGGCAGCGACCGGGGTTTTGTTAAACTTAGGAACCGGAATTTTTGGAATGTTCTTCAGTCCAGGGTTATTGTTGTTAGCCATAAAATCTCCATATTAATTAAAGTCGCTCCACTTCAAACAAAGTATATTTAAAAGAAGCAATTGCGGTAAAATATTCCACACCGGCAGATGCAATATCAAAATCCAGTCCTTCTAATGAGACTGGGAATATATCCTTATATATTATATTTACTTTAGGTGTATTTGTCGAGTCTAAAATCGTTAAAGTTGCATCCGAGTATGCCAAAACTTCAGATTCACCCCGTTGATTCACTTTAAACGGGAATCTACTGGGTCTGTTCTTTATTAACGCGCCAAACTGTGAATAATCTTTAGGAAAACCTAAAGCCACTAACCAATTGTATAATTCTAAATAATTGGACATATCTTCCGATATCAAAAATCTAATTGTAAACTCTCCGAATTCTAGTTTATCACCGATACGTGGAATGTCAGTAAACGGGGTAGGTTGTGACGCAAAACCTAATGCAAGCTGGGGCAAATTAGCTGATTGACAGGTAAACGATACATTTGGAATATCCTTAACAGAAAAGCGGAAAGCATTCGGTCTTAGATAATCATAAGTCGTGGGTAATGAATTTGCATAATTTTGCTTTGCTACATTTACATTTGCAGTATACATTTCTATCCTCCGTTATTATATTTATAAGGCAAAAAAGGGGGGCCTAAGCCCCCCTTTAGAAGTACCGATCTTTGCCGGCTTAATCGATAATATCGAATTACATCAAGTTCAACACTTGTGTACGACGATAGTATTGGTTGCGGTTAGCTGTGAATGAAGATGCATCTGCATCAGATAAGCTATCGCTAGAAGTAACGTATGGGTTAGCAATTAAACCATAACGTGTCTTGAAGCCAATCTTTGGCTGGAAGCTGTTAGGATCAACTGCACGAACCATTTGTAAAGGAACATATGGGCAGTAGAACATACCTGCGTCATAAGGAGAAGAACCCTTATAACCAACCATGTAGAACTGGCTTGCTGCACCCAAGTTGCTTGAATACGGATCAATGTAAACTCTGTAACGTCCGTTTAGAACACCGGCGAATGTATTGCCTGTATCGTCAACATTTAGACCTGTGCTCAAAGCTGGAGCGTAGTCTAGAACACCTGACATAGCTAATGCACTTGCAACGTCTGCAGAGCAAACGATGAAGTTACCTTTACCACGACGTGTGTCTTGTGCAATGTGGTTAGCATCACGTTCAATGTTGAACAATAGACCTTTGAAGCGCTCAACAGACCAACGTCCATTAGAGTCAACGTCTAAGTCGAATGTACCAGCAGATGCTGTTGCAGGTGAACCTGGCTTAGCAACTTTGTAAATTGTACGAATAACTTCGCGATTAATTTCAAACATGAATTCTTGTGACAAGATGTTTGATAATTCTGCTTCAGCGTCAAGACCGTGAATAGCCTTCAAGTCTTGTGCCAATTCAACTGTGTACTCAGCCTTCAATGCACGTGATTTTGCAGTAACTGTTGTCTTGTCAATTGAGAAAGACATTTCGTTGAATGCTTGACCACCAGAAGTGCCCATAGCTTCAGCAGTTGCTGTAGCAACACCTTGACCTGTTGTGTAAGTACCGCTAACAGGATTTGAACCTGTTGCTGAACCTGCAGTACCAGAGAATGCTGTGTTAGCTTCATTATACAATGCTTCAACACGAGTTGAAGTATTAGCACGTGTATCAGTAGCACCATTATATGTAGAACGCATTGCAAAGATCAAACCTGTTGGGCCTGTCATTGGCTGAACGCCGCAGATGTCATAAGCCATTAGGTTAGGCATTGCACGACGTACTAGGCCAATCATGATTGGATCATACTTGTCGATACCGCTTGTTGCGTTAATGTTGTTTGATGGAGCTGCCTCAAACAATGCGCTACGCTCTTCACGTAACGAACGCTCTTGGTTCTCTAACAATACAGATGTAACTGCACGCTTGTAGGAATCCTTGATCTCTGGAAGATCAGGGTGCTCTAAAATGGCTTGCCATTTTTGTTGTAGGTTTTCAGATAAAAACATTTTTTTCTCCTTGAGGGATAACGTAAAAATTACGCTCTTTTGATTGTTCTTGAAAGCGCTTGCGCGTATGCGTTGACCACATTGTCACCTGAAGTAATTTCAGGGGCAACGCCTGTGTCTTCGATTAAAGTTTGTTGAACTTGTGAAGTCTGTTTAGATTCATTTACTTGTTTCTTAGGGAAATAATTTTCCTTAATAACAGCAACTTTCTCTCTATATAGATCTTCATTCTCAAAATCAACACCCTCTAAAAGCTTACCCAATTTAGCTGCTTCTGTATCAGCTAGATCTTTGGACAGTTCTTCGACAACTGCAATTCGCTTTAAAGAAGTGACTTCTTTGTTAAGGTCTACATTGTGACCAATAGCTTCGTCTAGTTTTGCTTCTAGTTCTTCAGCCTTAGCCTGTAGTTCACCGATTACATCATATTTTTCTTCGGGTACTTCAATGTAGTGTTCTTTGAATAATACCTTTAGTCCTGCCATGAAGTCTTCCGCAATCTCTGTGCGAAGACCATTCTCAATGGCTAATTCATTATCTTTAATGTAGTTTTCAACCACATAGTTTAGATACGAATCAATTTTCTCAACAATACCTTCTTTGTAGTCAGCTACATCAGCTGCATACTTCTCTTCTAGAGAAGAAGTTACTTTGTCCATTTCCGCATTAACGCGAGCAATAACTGCTGCTTCGAAAATAGATGTTGCCTTCTCTTTAAATTCTTCTGAAAGATCATCGCCAAAGATTGGAGATAGATCAATTGCGGCAGGGGTTGCTACAACTTCATCTTCAGATACAACTTCTTTATCGTCGGCAGTCTCATCTTCTTCGCGCATTCCTGCAGAAGTAGATTGACCAACAACAGAAGTAGGATCTGCCTTAGTAGTGAAATTAGGAGCTGCGCCAGGACCAGACTGTGTTAATGTATTTTTCTTAACATTACCAGAAACTTTGGCACCTTGATTCTCTTCCTTCTCATCACGTACTTCGTAAGAAGCGTCTTGTGAGTCGCCCTGTTTTGGGTTCGTTGCGTCGCCGCTATTCGCTGGCTTGATAGTGCTGTCTTTGTTGACGCCGGTTGCGCCCATCATATCAGCCTCTTCAAGACTTGCTTTAGCATCTACGCGCCCTAGCAATTCTTTAATTTTGCTTTCTACTGACATTAGTGTCTCCTAAATGGATTGTTCTTAATTATTTATAAGTTTGGTTATCTAGATAATCTAGATATAAACTCTTCAAACATCTTTAATTTTGTCTCTTCGAGATTAGCTTTAGATGCCTTCTTTAATGTTTGTTGCGCTCGTTCGACGTCAATCGCTTTCCAAACTCCGTTTTCGCAAATCCATTCTGCAGACTCATAAATGCCTTGAACAAAGGCCTCATGTGCTGACGGATCCGCGACAATATCTACAGTCGCAAGATGAAAATCATCCTGTACTTCATTAACACCCTCTTTATTGAGTTTTAATGATCCTAACCCTCTAGATGAAACTCCAAGCATTATCTCGTTCTCAATTAAATTGCGAGCAATGTTACCCATTGGTGTTTCTAAAATCTTTGCTTTACCAATTACATTTTTGCCCTCAAATCGAAGGCTCGTAATTAGGTGAGATACTTTATCCAAATTAAGTGTTGGGTTAGCAGGATGTCCTAGCTCGCCCAAAGAACGTTTCTCATCAATTAATTTTTGATATCGTGCAACTTCTTTTTCCATGACAGCCATAGGATACATTCTACCATTTCTGTTAGATTGGTCTGCCTGCATAAAAATGCCTTCGATGAAAACATTCTTGCCGCCTGATTTTTTGTCTTCGACAAGATACGTTAGGTCTTGTGCAACTTCTGTAATTAAACGCATTTTTATCTACCTATTATACTTTAGTTTGTTGATCAGGTTCGCGATATCCATTATTCTTAGTAACAGTTAAATACAATGTTCCGCCAACAGGTGGCATTACAATATGTATATTTGAACTAGCATTTGCATTATCGGCAAACCCAAACATTTGTGTTAACGACCAATTGTCATTGCCAAATAACATTAAGGTATTTGCAGCTGCAGTATGTGGTCTTTTAATAACAATAGGAGATGCAACTGAATCGGTTGCAGACCAAACCATGCCTGTAATTGTAACATTTGTATTAGCGTAACCTAAAAAAGTTTCATCCGCTAATTTAAGATCAACATCCAAGTCAACGTTAGCTTGCCCGTCGCCAACAAATTTAACAACTGCTTGTTGTCTAACCTTTTTAAGTACCGTTTTTGTGACAGCCATTTGTGCCTCTTAAAAGTTTCTAGATGCGGCAGACGCTAATCTTGCAGCAAAATTTTGTTTACCAATAGCTTTAGTTACTCCACCGATTGCTTTAATGCTTTTAGGTACACCTTTTTTGGTGTTGCCGCGCTTTGAAGCAACTTTAGGATCCGCAACTTTATCTACGTACGATTGATACGTAGATGATTTTAATTCGTCAATTTGTTTTTCGTCATCTTGTTCAACGCTGTCACCCATGTAACGACCTTTTTCATATCCTCTGCTATTAGGATCTGCTTTAGGAGCAGGTGTACTTGCAGGTTTTGGATATTGTTTTGCGTGGGCTGTTTTAATGCCTTTATCTAATTTTTCTTTTTTAGCTATCGAAGATGCGTCGGTATTATTTCGTATGCTATCAAATTTCTTATGACCAGCTACTTTATAATTTTGTAAAGCGCCAGGAGATAATTCGTTCAATGCAGCTTCATCGATTTCACTTGACATATAGTTTGAAACTGTTGAAATATAATCTTCTGCGAGAGTAATTTTTGATTGTACCCACTCAGGAAGATTATCGTTGTCTTTTAGCATATCATGTACTCTTTGAGCATTCATAATAATACTTTGTAATTGACCACGAGCCATATCGCCTTCGTAATCATATTCTGTTTTTTCTTTGGCTTC